ACCTTTGCTGCAAGAGCATTGTGAATAGCGTCACGAAATTCTGACGCATTCTGATTCTGTGCTGCCTGAATCGCTGTATAAATCTGTTCCATAATAACTCCTTTTAATTCAAACTATTTATAATTTATAAGAAATATGGAATTTTATAGGTAACTCCACCAATAACAATAGCTAGATGCCCGTCTGGATTAGCCACGACTGCAGCATTTAATGGAACATTTTCCTGAACAGTTGTTATTGAATTTGTATTACCAGATCGGACTGTTAAATGACTAAATGAATTAGCAACTTCAAGTTTAGTTGCTAAACTATTAGATATTGTTGTAGCAAAATTAGCATCATCATTAATAGCAGCTGCCAATTCGTTTAGCGTATCTAAAGTGGAAGGAGAAGAATCTATAAGATTAGCGATTTCGGTTCGAACGAAAGCGGTTGTAGCGATCTGAGTAGTATTTGTTCCAGAATTTGGTGTTGGTGCTGCTGGAGTACCAGTAAATGTTGGAGATTCTATATCTGCTTTAGTTGCAATATAAGCATTAGTGTTGGCAAGTGCTGCACGCTCAGTTGCTTCATTTGCATCTACGTCTGATTGAACGTTAGCAATATATGAGTTAGTATTTGCTAAATTTGACGCTACTAATGTACGGATAGAAGTATTCGTTGAAGTAAGATTATTATTTACTAAATCAATTCTAAAATTAGTGTTTGCTAAATTGGAATTGATCAGAGCACTAATTGTAGAATTGAAAGAAGAATCATCATTAATAGCAGCTGCTAATTCATTTAGAGTATCTAAAGTTTCTGGTGCAGCACCAACTATATCGGCTATTGAAGAATCTATATATGATCTAATAGAATTGTTCGTTGATAGAAGATTAGTATTGAGTAGATTAATTCTAGCATTTGTATTAGCTAATTCTGATCTTGAATTAGCAACTAGCTGATATGGATTAAGATTTATTGTTCCCCATTCGATAGCTGTTCCAATAGAATTAGTTCTAAGCACTTGATTATTAGCGCCTAAAACACTTAATCCTGTTCCACCATGTATGTATCCAACGGACTCTCCTGACTGAAATTCAGCAAGTCCTGAAGGATTACCGCTGTTATCAAATACTGTTCTTATTGGTACTTTTTCTACCATATTTGTTTAGCCTTAAAACAAAAATAATGTTTCGTTAGAATCAATTAAACTTTCTCCACTAGATAACGTAAAATTCGTAAATAATTTTCTATTTATGTTTGATCCAAATGTAAAAGTTTTAGCTGATTGACTTAAACCTAATGCTTTTGTATAAAAAGGAACTTCAATAGAAACAACGCCTAAATCTCCAACAGTAGCAATAGTTTTTTCTACTGCTCCTTCGGAATTTAATACTTTAGATCCTGCTGGAAGAACTGCACCGGATCCAGATATGGCAATCTGACCAGTTCCATCAGAAGAAATAGTAGCCCCACCTAGATTAATTGTATTGCCGGAAAGATATAATTCCTTAAATCTCATTCCAGTAGAACCAAGATTATATAGGTTGTTTGCTGATGGAATTATATCTGTTGTAATGCTTGTTAAATTTACATTACTACTTCCGCCGCCGCTTCCAGCCATCCACTTTTTAGAAGAAGCATTATACGTCAGAACACTATTATTAGAAGCATTGAGAATAGAATTGTAATCTACATCATCTAATGCTCTTAATAAAACTTCACCCGAACCAGCAGATGAACCTCCATTAACAGAAGCATTAAAGGCAACTTTTGATATTCTCTTATCAACATCAGCAAATAGATCAATAACTTTCTTCTCAAGATTAGTGACGTCAGCATCTAATCCTGGATCGCCTTTATCGCCTTTATCGCCCTTTTCTCCCTTTGAACCTTTTGGTCCCTTAGCGCCTTGAATACCAGCAGGACCAATTTGTCCATCTTTACCATCAATACCATCACGTCCATCTTTGCCGTCAATTCCATCGCGCCCGTCTTTGCCATCAACACCGTCTCGTCCATCTTTACCGTCAATTCCATCGCGACCATCGATACCGTCGCGACCATCTAATCCAGCTATACCTTGAGGACCGATTTCGCCTTGTTCGCCAATTAAACCTCTAGGACCAATTTCTCCTTGTAGTCCTCTATCACCCTTTTCTCCTTTGGGACCGCGAATTCCTGGAATGCCTCTTTCACCAGGATTACCTTTTTCTCCCTGTAATCCTCGATCTCCTTTTAATCCTTTAGGACCAATAGATCCTTGTTCGCCCAACACTTTACCGAGATCTGCAATAAATCCATCAGTGAACTGAATGACCAAATTACCTTCTAATAATTTGACGTCAGATATACCTCTTCCTGACAAACCAGTTTTGCCATGAATAACTTTTGGAATTGTAGGGAGTGCTTTTTGTATATAACTTAGTTGTTCAAGAACTTCTTTGCGAAGATCATCTATTTGAACTCTAGCAAGTTTATTAGCAACTGAAATTAATTTGGCTTGTTCGAGTTCGTTCATTATTATTCTTCATCCCTAAACTCTTCCAGTTTATCAAGATCAACCTTACTAACTCTTTCAATCGCACGAGTCATATTATCTATAAGTTTTTTATCGTCTTCAGTTAAAGGTTTAGGGACAAAAGAAACTTCTTCTTTTTGTGGTGCAGGTGTATTATTTGCTCCTGCTTGAGCAACTGATGCTTGTGCTGGATTTGCTGTGGGATTATTTACCGCTGCGCCATCTTCTTGATCCGGTTCTGGTGATGCTGCTTCTTCCGCAGCAATCTGTTTATCAATCTCAGCGATTTCGTTGTCGTTCTGCTTAAGAACGTTCTTACGAATCCATTCTACTGAATAATACTTACCAACATACGCGTCAACAATGCCAAGGATACCAAGACGAGAGTTGATCATTTCTTGTTCTTTGATTTCAGCATAATAGTTATCACGCTGGAAATCATACTTAATATCGTTCTTGAAATCTTTCCATTCTTCACGAGTAATAACGCCAGTAAGAACTAGCTGAATCTCGAGGAGATTATCGAATAGATGGCAGAAACGTGAACGCAAACGCTCAGTAAACTTGGCAAACTTAATTTCGTCGCGAGTGATCTCGCCCTGACGACCCATGCTAAATGTGCCTTCTGCTTCAAGACGAGTTACTGGAACATGAAGTGACTTGTATAGTTTCTTCTTGAAGTAATCAACGTCTTCCATCTGACCAAGATTTTCGCCACCAGGAAGTGTTGTAATTTCTGTACCACGACCACCTTCGCGACGTGGTAGCCAGTAATCTTCAAGCATGGTCATGAACTTACGATCATCTTTGACCTCACCAGTATCTGCATTATATACTAGGCGATTTTTATGTTTGACCATCATATCGCGAACGTACTGTTCTGCTTTTTGCTTTGGTAGATTACCAACGTCAATATAGAAGATACGACGCTCAGGTGCGCGAGCAAGACGGTAGATAACTACAGCATCTTCCAACATACGCAACTGATTGAGAGGTTTAATAGCACGATGCAGATATGAAAGCACCATGATATTGCGTGAGTCTAGCAATCCACTATGAACATAACAGATAGAATCTTTAGCAATCTTAATGCCTTGACCCAGAGAACCAGTACCGCCTGTGACTCCCATCACAGTTCCCATAGGATTGTAGATGTAATATTCTTCGTAAGCAGGGATAACCAGCTTGGAATTTTGACCAACAACTGGTGTGCGCTTCATTGGCTGACGCACCTTACGAATACGTCTTGGATCAATGTAACGAAGTTCTTGAATGCCTTTGCGTGGCGCTTTAGTATCAATCATAATATGATAGAACAAACGACCATCAATATACCAACGACGGAATAGGTCGTATGACATGTTAGAGAAATCAAGCATATTAAGGATGTTGTCGAACTCTTCCCGAATCCGCTTCTTAACAGATTCAGGTTGTTTTAGATCATCAAGATTTATGGAGATCGGATCGGCATCATCATCTGTAACGATAGCTTCATTTACGATGTCATCAACGGCAGCTTCCACTTCTGGAAACATTGCCATTTCGCGATAACGTGTAACGAGCTGCGCTTCATTCTTAGCAGTCCCCTCCATATCCACATATGTGCCATATGCTCCACCAGGAGCAATTTCCATAGCACCATCTAGATTAGGAGGAGGCGCAAACGAAGGAACCTGCTGAGCAAGTTTTTCTTCATCTTCGTTTGCCCGCCCAATACGGAAGCCAAATAATTCGATTGCCATCTATTGTCCTTCAAATATATTAATAATAACGAAGATAGGCAATCAACTTAGCTGGTGATTACCTTATTGTTGACATCAGAGTCAACAGTCCAGTAGTCGTAAGCGAATTCTACGGTGAATTCTTCAATAGCGTCTGTAGTTTCCCAGTTCAGATCAATGCTTGAGATATTAATTGGAAAAATATTCTTGAAAGTATATGATCTTGTTGGGATAGCTGCATCACCATTAGCAACAGCTGAATCAAATACGCCAGTCTTGGCATAGTGGTGAACTGTCGCAGTGGTACGATATGAAGTAAGACCAACTTCATCAATAACTGAACCCTCACGGACGTTATTATTATGTGAGTTGATATATGAACTCCACTTTTCGAAAGCGTTACGAACTAGAAAATCTTCATCGTTTAGAATGGTAACAGTCCAGTTTTCAAAAGTTCTGTTACCTGCCATCTTTATTCGACGTCCGAAGTACGGTACTTCAATCTGACCAATCGTTGAAGTAGGAATCTGCGCAGCACGGCAAACAAACCGAAACTGCGACTGAGCACCTGCCTCATTGATTCCTTGCGGAAGTGTCATGAACACTTCAAAGAGTGAAGCACGAGCGCCACCAAGGGGAAGTCCAGAAGCGGCGAAGGTTGACACATTAAAGGGCATTTATTTTTTCTCCCTGTTTACTTTTAAGTATTTATTCGCCTTTATTAGAACTTTCCTACGATTTCAGTAAAATCTACGCCAGTGCGAACAGCGACGAAGTTCAACTGAATGAAGTTAATTGACCGAGCAGGTTTGATGTAAATATCACCAACAAACTCGTTACGATCGATAACTTCTGCTGTATTATTTGTTTCGTCACAGACTACACGGAAGTCTGTGATACCACGGCGACCCTGAACATCACGAAGGAATGGCTCTACCAGTGCCTTGAACTGAGCGCGAGTAAACGCATCGTTAAACTCAAACAGAGTAAACTTAGCAGCAGTAGCGATTGCCTTCTCTAGAACAATAAACAGGCGACGAACGTTGATACGATCAAACGCTGATGGTTTATTCAGTAGAGTCTTATCACCGAACAGTACAGTACCTTG